TTATTTGTTTTCGGAATTACATTCCGGCAAACCGGTAATACTGGTTAGCAGTGATAATATTCCGGCCAGCATGGATGTGGAAATTACTAATTTCGTATCTATCTGCCCAAGTACAGTTACGGTTCCAATTGTTGCTATGGCGGTCTGCGCGACAGTCTTTATTGCCCTGATACCGGCACATTTAGCCCATTTTTTCCAATCTTTTGCTTTCATGTTACCATCCTTTCTTTTCAGGGCTGATTAATCCGTTTATCATTAGAGCGATTCGATTATTATCCATACAGTTCAGCAATTCGTGATACGCCTACGTAAATTTCGGAAATTTTATACCATGTAGTATAATCGACTGTTCCGGTCTGTGGCAGTCCGAATACTTTCTGGAATGTACGGACTGATTCTGCAGTTGCAGGTCCGTAAATCCCGTCAGCAGTAATTTTCGGAATAGCAGGATAAGCACCTGCTATGACATTTAATTGTTCCTGCATCTGCAAAACCTTATTGCCGGAAGAACCAATTTCCAGAGTATAGCCAGGCCAGGAGGATGGGATGCCGGAGATGGCTTCGGCGGTGTTAATGTACATGTCGTCACCGTAGTAGTAACGGAGAATTTCGATAGGGGAATAGCCCTGGTCGCCTAAGGATTTGGATCCCCATTGGGTCAACCAAATTGTCATAACCTATAAAGTACCCGCAAGCCAAGTAAAATCAAGGGTTTGCGGGTATTTTACCTGTATAAGAAAAAGTAGATTTTGAGAGAATCGTTCTTGCGATCATAGATAATCTTGTCGATGATCTGCTTCAGGGCTTCGTTCTTTTGCACGTATGTATAATTGTTGGAGATGAGAATATCATACACACTCCGGACCTTCTGCAGCATAGCATCCGCCGGATCCTGATCAGATTTATGCGCTGCCTTTTTCAAATCCTTTAATTGTTGTTCTAAGGATTCACGTTCTTTCTGAATGATAGCTTTATTCGTTTTATATTCTTCCAGTGTATCAATCCCTTCCCGGTAGGAAGCTTTTATTCGTTCCTCTTTGCCGGTTAAACTTTCCAATTGTTCTGTTATAGCCTTGCGCTCATCAAACTGATCTGTCGGCTGATATTCACGCAATTCATAGACAATATCTTTGGTATCCAATATTTCTTTGATACAGGCCAGAACTTCCTTTTCAAGGACCAGTGAGCTGATGCCGTTCGGTTTTTTGCATTTTCCTTTGCTATATCCGTAGCAGGAGAAGTAAGAATATTTTTCCCCATTGACTCGTTTCATAGTGGTTGAGGTTAGGGTGCGTCCGCAATCCGGGCATTTCAGCAGTCCAGAGAGCCAGTGCTTATAAGTGGAAGAGGGACGCTTGCCAACCGGCTTGTAGGTGGCTTTAAATCGTTTCTGCGCTGATTCAAAGAGTTCTTTTGATATGATAGCCGGCTGTTGCCCTTCTGTAACAATCCATTCGTCCTTATCTTTGATACGATTGGTGCTGTTCTCTGTCCGGTTCCACCGGATCATGCCACAATAGGAAGGATTCTGGATGATATATTCGACAGATCTTCGCTCAAATGACTTTCCGTGCGAAGTCTTGAGTCCTAAAGAATTTAGGTATCTGGCAATGTCGAAGAAGCTCATACTTTCATTTGTGTATTTTTCGAATATAGTACGAACAATCTTTGCTTCTTCCGGAACAATCACCGGCGGCTTGCCATGCTCCACAACCTTGTAGCCAAGCGGCGGACGTGCCTGGTATGCTCCGCGGAGTGCATTTTCTTTCATACCTCGATACACTTCGCCAGATAACCGGATAGAGTAGTATTCGTCCATCCATTCGATGATACGCTCGATCAGGCTGCCAAATGGATCATCGGAGAGTGGTTCAGATACACTCACGACATCTACATTGTGTTGTTTCTTTAGCAGAGACTTGTAAACAATGCTTTCTTCCTGATTCCGGGCGAACCTGGAAAACTTCCATACCAGGATCTGATCAACCGGATGATCATCACCTTTGGCCAGTCCGATCATCTCCTGGAAGCCGGGACGCTTGTTGGCTTTTCTTCCGGAAATACCAAGGTCCGTGAAGATCTTCAGGATTACAATATTGTTCCTGGCTGCATAGTCCCGGAGGAGGTGCTCCTGGGAGTCCGGGGAGATCTCTTCCTGATCATGAGTGGATACCCGGATGTAGCCGTATGCATATTTTACGCTCATTGTATCACCTTCCTGTAATTATATGTGCGACGTCGCACAAAAATGGGTACAAAAAATAACACCTATGCAGGTGCCAGGGAAATGTGATATAATACTCTTGTTCAGGGAATGTTATATCGTGCCTTGGCACTGTATAGTATTCAATAGATCCGCCTCTGTTGTCAGCAGGGGCGTTTCTTTTTTTATTTCAGCAGATCTGCAATACAAATCTTAAGATCACCATAAATCGTAACAGTAACTTCATCGTCAAAGGAATATTGAGTAGAATCCTCTGTTCCTTCGAAAGAGTACACCTGTATGGTCTGTTTCAGCGGATTTACGATCCAGTATTCACGAACACCGGCAGTGCGGTATTTGAACAGCTTTGTCAGGTAATCCATGCGCTGACTGCTCGGTGAGACAATCTCGATGATAAAATCGGGAGCACCATTGCATCCTTTGTCATTGATCTTTGATGGATCACAAATTACAGAGATGTCAGGCTCCACGTAATTGTAATCATCCTGATTCAAGAAAACTGCAAACGGAGCAGGTAAAACCTCGCAAGGACCGCCCTTTGATTTGATGTAATTCCTCAATGTGGAAGAAAGTTCCATTACAAGTCGTTGGTGCTGGTAGCTTGGCGGTGCCATATCATAGATCTGTCCGTCAATGAGTTCTGCACGTTTTCCTTCCGGAAGAGCATAGATATCTTCGATGGTATAATGGTCATCTTTTAATAATGGCATGTGATCACGTCCTTTCGTAGAGTATAGTTATTTTTGATGATTTTTCTTATTGTTGTATACAGAAATATCGGATATAATACAGAAAAGGAGGTAGTGCTATGAAAAAACAATTTCTTAAAATTATAGATTTTTTGATCTTTATTTTTTCTTTTTTACTTCTTTTAAGTACTTACTTTAAATTACTATCGATTACTTTTTCTAATAATGAAGATAATTTTATTGTGTTGCTTTGGATAGTGGGCATTTGTCTTGCAAGTAAATTTACTCGTCCTCTATATCAGGAGATTCTTGCACTTCGGTTGCCAGTGGAACGTTGGCTGCAGATGCATCATCTAAAATGATTGGTTCAACTTCCAGAGTAGTACAACCAGTAAGTAACGCATCAACAGGATTTTTTAAAGATTCTGGATTTATTCCGGAATCTTTAATTTTTTGCAAAAGATCAGCTTTCTTTTCAAGCACCTCTAATTCAGCTTTTTCAGCTTCTGCATGTTTGATACGGTAATCATCTTTAGCCGAAAAAATGCTTTTTACAATATCAATTGCTCCAGGTACTTTAAATGAGAGAGCGCTGCCGCCGCCTAAGAATACAAGTATAGCAAAAATGAATTGCCAGTTATCTACTAAAAGATTTTTTACATTAACAAGAGAGAATACAATATCTCCAGGAGAATTTAAAGATACTTGAGTCGATATGCATTCCTCTGAAGCAATAGAAGTCAATAATTCGGTAGTTCCGTATAGAACGTTATTGATTGAGCGTGGACCGATAGGTGTTTGCTTTCGAACATTAAGAACGAAAGACATATCATTGCCAAACATATAATAATTATACAAAGCATTGAGTATTTGCTTTGAGTAAGAATCTAAATTTGAAATACCATGATAATTAGAGATTGCTCTACATAACGAATAGTTTAGTTCTTCATTTTTCACTGTTCGAAGCAGAGTTATGTGTCTGCGCTTCTTATAAGGGCAGGAAACATCGTTTATATCAACATCGTGATTATCAATACGATATATAACGTTCTGCTCAAGTTCTAGAGTTTTTGAATCATCTTCATAGTATTCACCAGCAAGTGCAAAAGTAATATAGCTACTTTTAGCACTTGGGATTACGAGAATATCATTAGTTTTGATTTCGTAAATAAAAGAATGACATTTATTAATAACGGTTGAAGGGCGATGAATTTCTTTAAATGTCATTAGTATATCATCTTTTAATGAATCTTTATTTGATTCCGAAAAATCTGTTTCTTGCGAAATGTTATTCCAAGCCAAGGCAACAAAACGCTTTGAAAGAAATTCATTATAAAAATAGCCTTTTTTGGTGCGAATCATCCAAAAATGTGTGGTGGGTGGAATGATCGGAACGCTAAAATTTTCAATTGCGTCAAGCAACGCCAATTCTATTATTGTCTTTATACAGAATTCCAAAATAACTTTCGGTATCACGGTGAACTATATCTTCAACGGGTACGATACCAGCAAGAAGTCCGCGAATAATGTAGAAACTTTCAATTTCATCTTCCGTTGTAACAATCTTTGATGCGGGTTCTTTAATCTCTGGTTCTGATTCTTCATCTTTATCATAATCGTCAGCTAATGCAGAAGAAATTTTACTATTTACTATTTCATTTACAAAAGAAGAGAAAGCTCGTTTTACCACAGGCGTAAATTTTTCAATTATTCTCTGATTCTTTTGACCATCGTATATATCCGCTAAAATAAATCGAACAAAGTCTTCTGTCGGAGATTCAAACTGTTTTGTTAAGATGTTTTTTATTTGACTGCTATATTTAAGCTCTTCGGCAGTACTAAATATTTTGTCCTTATCAAAATTATCTTTACAAAATTTTTTTAATTCATTGATGGAAGAATCTTTTAAATTTGCCATGTCTATTTCTAGAAATGGCACAAGATCCATTTTGTTTGATTCTTCTAAATCTGTATAAAAACGATATATTATGCCATTTGTAAGAATGCCAAATTTAGCAGGAGATGTCCCGAAATATCTAAAAAGTTGAGACGAATGTTTGTCGAGTTGCTCTGAGCAACTTTTGCATTCGACTAAAATATTCGGCTGTCCATTTTCAAGGATTGCATAATCAACCTTTTCGCCTTTTTTAATTCCTACATCAGCAATATACTCTGGGCAAAATTCATTTGGATTGAAAACATCATACCCAAGAAGTTGAAATAAAGGCACTACAAGAGACATTTTTGTGGATTCTTCTGTAGTGATGGTGTCTTTTAAAGACAGTATCCTTTCTGAAAATTGTTTAATTACATCATTGAACTCCATACATTTTCCTCTCTTTCATATTTTATAAATCATCACCATATAGATAGTGGTGTTCAGCTCGGTGGAACATATCGCAATGTTCCTGAATAAATTCAACACGTTTCTGATCACGAGCAATCAGCTTCTTTAATCGTCTTCGTTCCGCTTGCAATTGCTTGATGCGATCAAGATAGATTTGAGCCGGTTCTGGATCTTTGTGTGGATGATGAGCATAGTATTCAATTTCTTGTACATTACCTTTTAAAAAGTCATCATTTGTTATATGACTCATGGCATGCTCATATGCCTTAAGCTGAGATTCATAATTCAATCCGGCATTGATTAGTATCGTGTAGCTTCCGTCTTCGTTCGGAACAACCATTTCATTTCCTTTTTTACTAGGAAAGTCCATAAGAACGACATTAACATCCGGTGTCGTCAATATCACCACGTTCCTTTCGTTTAAGCGCGAGAGCCATGCTATGCAGAGCTTTTAAGTCGTCCGGATCCATATCTTTCTGGACATCAAACAGCGCTTTCAGTTCTTTGTTTTCAAATATCTCTTGTGCTACCTGTGCAGTTTCGTTGTTTGTGTAGTATTCGTTGGTATTTTTTCCAGTGCGAATATATTCGGCAGTTACACCAAATAAATCAGCTATCTTCTGTAATTTAGCATCTTTAGGATTGCTTCTACCATTTTTCCAGTCTGAAAAAGTGGATTTTGTGATTCCAGTAGCCTTTGCCACGTCAGAATCTTTCATCCCTTTGGAATCTCTTAACTTGCAATAAATTTCATACATAATACACCTCTAAATAATAAATTCTGAAATCAGTACAAAAAGTTATTGACAAGTTCTGAAATCCGCACTATAATAAAGCTACAAAGTTCGGAAATCAAAACAGAATTAAGTTTTAATTCATTTGTCAATGTATCTGGTAAATATATTGTATCTGATTTCCGAACTAAAATCAATAGAAAGTTCGGAAATGAGGTGATTATTTTTATGTATGAAAGATATGTAGAACTTCGAAATCAAAAAGGTGTATCTGACTATAGGGTAGCAAAAGATACAGGGATTCCGAAGTCTACTTTTTCTGATTGGAAATCAGGAAGGAGTAAACCGAAGATAGCAAAGCTTAAAATTTTGGCTGGATATTTCGATGTGGCTGTGGATGAATTAATTTCAGCAACAGATGAAACAGGTTCAAAAGAAGGGAGGGAGTAGAAAGTGGCTGAAAGCGTATCCGTTTTATTAGTATCAATAGCCGCAGTATTAACGGCTATCGATCAAATATCCATAGTTCTTACAACAAAGAAATTATGGAAGCAACAGCAGCAATTGCAGCAACAATTAGAGATGCTACAGAAAGAACAGTCTGAATTATAAAGCGTTTCGAATTTATAGTAGATTCCTGTTTAGATGCTTCTTGCATTTGTAAAAGAGTATCGTGGGTTTCTTTTAAAAAGGCGTCACGTTCACTTTGTTTGTTAATTTCATCAACCATTAGTTGGGCGTGCCAATTAGGATCCATGCAATATATCTCCTTTCATAAATACTCAGCGTGGCAGTGCTTGTATTTAGAGTATAGGAGGAATTTGAGGAAGATGCAATAGAAGAGAGGTGGATATTATGAAGCGATTATGCCCAGTATGTTTTACCGAGCTTCCAGAGAATGCAAATTATTGTCTGGTTTGCGGAAAGTGTATGAGAGAAAATGTGGAGCAGACCGTTCAATATATAGGTTGTTCACCAGTAACAACAGTGGTCGGAATAAATGATTGTGCGATTCATGTCAAAGATCAGAATGCAACAAGTACAAACAGTGATACATAACCTATAAAGAGGTGATGCAGTTTGAAACATATATTTATTTTAAGACTTATACGAAAAGAAGATGGAAGTCTTATTTCTGAAAGAGATATGGATACTATGGCGGAAAAAGATAAGGATGAAGCCGTGAATGAGTTAAACGGGAATTCTGTTGGATATTTAGGATACCAGAAGTAGAAAACCGCTTAGGCGGTAGAAGGGAGGACAAGCATGAAAAGAAGAGGACCAAGAACAAAATGGCAGAGAATCATCAGGGAAACAATATTTGAGGTTCTGATTGGCGCCGCAATCGGACTTGCATTTGATGCAATGTTATTTATCTGGTTGCTTGTAAGGTGAAGGAGGTGAGGACGTTGCAAGAAGAAATCAAAGAAGAGCACCCGTATAAGCCGGCAAGCTTCGGGCGCTCAAGAAATTAGTCAACTATATTATATGAGAAGAAAGGAAATTAGTCAAATGATTAAAGCAACATCACAGTCCGTTTGCAGCGGAATAACGGGATGTCAGGTAGAAGTACTGGGATCCGGAGCAGAGTTATTAAGGGAATATAGAGGCGTTACGGCGACAATGTATAGATCACTTCGTGGACATATGCCAGAAGAACTGGCAAAAGAAGTTCTGGTAAGTATTACAAAGGAAGCCATTAAACAGGCGGAGGAGAAAAGATGAAGACGCTGAAAATTACAACGGATAATAAGATCTCTATCGTCGATGTAGATTTTAAGGATTTCAGATCTATCCAGCAGGCAGTCGGCGGATATTTCGAGACTGTGAAGACAAGAAAGATGTGGGACTACTTCAAAGCTCCGGTGATTATGCTGGTTGATGAGGAAGGGTTAATCAAAGGACTTTCTTGCAATGCAGTGGCTTCTGTATTCTATGGAATCGAAGAGCATGGTTGTATGATTGCCGGCGATGTGATCTTCGACTTGGTTCTGGGAGAAGATATTATCGGATTTGGCAATCGGGATACAGAGCAGTGGATGGAAAAGATGCTGAAAGATTTTCCTGTATTGCAGAAGGAGAACAGCTATGAGTGATGGAAAGATACATATTCCGGCCAGAAGGAAACAGCCGGTAGGTGATCAGATGGTGGTCAAAGTAACACCGGAAGCATATAACGCACTGGTAGATATTTATAACGAATCAACTTTATCACTTAAGCAGATTGCAAGTCTTTTAATCGTAAAGGCTGCAGAGCAAGTGGTGTATGACAAAGAATAGTCGGAGGTAGAAATATGGCAACATTATATGAATTAACAGAGGAATACAGGCAGCTTTTGGAAATGATGGAAGATGACACCGTTGATCCGGAGGTGCTGCAGGATACATTGGAAGGCGTAGATGGTGAAATTGAAGCAAAGGCAGATAACTGCGCAAAGCTGATTCGTGAACTGAATGGTGTGACAAGTGTGATCAACGAAGAAATTGAGCGTTTAAAAGCGAGAAAAGACGTGATCTCCAACAATGCTGATAGAGTAAAAAAATATCTTGAGAAGGCAATGATCGATACCGGAAAGAGAAAATTTAAGACAGCTTTATTCGGATTTAATATTCAACTGGTGAGATTACCAGTACTGCAGATTGGCAGATCAACCGGTTGCGGATTCTTGGATATTCTTCGGAGGATATTGAGCGGGAAATCAAAAAGACGCTTAATGCTTCCTACCCGGAGATGTTTGAGCTGTACGACAAGGTAATCGAAAAGGAATATGTTCGAGATAATGATGTCTATGAGCAGATCAATGCAGAATATATACCGTATGATCAGAACGAGCAGCTTAATCAGATCACAGAAGCAATTATTGATCAGAGTTGTGAAGATTTGGAGAATATAACCAATTCACTCGGATTCTATTTGGACTATGGAAACGGCAGGAAGGTGCTGACACCACTTGCACAAGTGTATTCGGGATATCTGGATGCAGCATGTTATGATATCGTAACCGGCGCGTTTGATTATAACAGTGTCCTGAGACGAGTAGTTACACAGCTCACGAACAGCGGACTTCGGAAGATTGATTATGCTTCTGGGAGAGCCGATCGGGTGGATGTGGCTGCAAGGAGAGCGGTCATGACTGCAGTCAGTCAGATTACCGGAAAGATATCTGAGTACAACGCACAGAAGCTTGGCACGGAGTATTTTGAGGTGGAGTGGCATGCAGGTGCACGACCGACTCATGCAGTGTGGCAAGGGCGTGTCTGGTCCAAGGAACAGTTGTATTCAGTATGCGGTCTGGGGACAGTTACAGGACTTCTTGGAGTAAACTGCTATCATACATATTATCCATTCTTTCCTGGACTATCCGAACGTAACTGGTCGGATGAATGGCTGGATGTCAAGAATCTGGAAGAGAGTGAACCGAAGAACTTTGGGGATAAGGAATATACCTTGTATGAAGCCAAACAAAAGCAACGCCAGATGGAATTGGCGATGCGGGCGCAAAGAGAAAAGGTTCGACTGCTCCAGAAAGGCAAGGCTGATCCGGATGAAATTCTGTTGCATAAAGCAAAGTATCAAGGACAATTAAATGAATATTCCAGATTTTGCCGGAAAATGAAGCTTACGGAAGAACGTGAGCGTATTTACCTGGATATGAAAGGTCGGGTGGCAACAAATAGCAAACGACAGAATGCATTGTTCCCGCGGGAAATGATTGAGAATGCATCCAAGGATGTGGTTCAGTATAAGCGGTATAAAGAAGTTCTGGGAGATTATATTGGTTCGCTTGTTAATTTCGGCCAGATGAAATATAATGATAGTGAGAAATGGAAAATTATCAGTGAAGCATATATAGATGTAAAATGGCAGAGTCAAGCACTGAAGAAGAAACAAATAGGAGAAGTACATTCTATCCCGTATAAAGGTGCTCCGAATAGTGTGTTTGATAATTTCAAAGATGGTGCCTTGCAGAGACGTAGATATTACGGAAATGATGGAAGACCAAGATTGGACATAGATATGACGGATCACGGAAATTCAAAAGAACATCCGATTGTACCACATTATCATAACTGGTATCTTGATGAAAAAGGTAACTTGAAACGTGAAGCAAAACGCGATAATCCACTTAAATTAGGGCATGAAATTGCCAATAAAGATATTCTCGAGAAGAGGTGATTGAAATGATTGAGTATAAAGATTATGCAAAATTTGAGAACTTGTCTGAGCTGTCAGAAGCTATAGAGATAGGATTAGATATCGAGTTTATTCTTTATGGAGAAAGATATAATATTTCGTGGAGAGATGGTGAGCCGTTTATATGCAGGTGTCCAGAAGGTGAGACTAATTTCTATACAGATGCCAAGGCAATGCTTGATAAACATAAAATAAATGATAAACAGTTAAAGGAATTATGGAATGATATGAAAGTATTATCCATGTAGCTACCACCAGTCGAAAAGCCGGTGGTATTTTTGTACGCAATTTTAGGAGGTGATCCACTTATCTCCCTTTGAGACGCAGGGTTATGCGTCTTATTTTTATGCCCTGCCATAAGGCTATAAACTGGACAATTACCCTGCCGGAGGTCTAACCGGCTATATCCCATACCGCTGAAAGAGCGGTCAATAAAATATTTCAGGAGGAATGTAACTATGGAAAATATTCATGAAATTTTGAAAGAGTATGAACTGGCGGTTCCGGCAGACAAGAAGGCAGCGTTTGATAAGGCTTGGAAAGAGAACTATCGTACCAAGAGTGAGTATGACAATGCAGTTTCGCAGAGAGACAACTATAAGGCCTCTCTGGATGATGTGAATGCCAAGCTGAAGGAGTTTGAAGGTGTCGATGTAAAAGATCTGCAGGGGCAGATCACAAAGCTTCAGGGAGATCTGAAAGCGAAAGATGATGAATACGCAGCGAAAGAGGCAGATCGTGTATTCATGGATTCTATCAAAGAAGCAGTCAAGACTGCCGGTGGAAGAAACGAAAAGGCTGTTATTGCCATGCTGGATATCGATGCTCTGAAAGAATCAAAGAATCAATCCGCAGATATCAAAAAGGCTTTGGAGGATGTAAAGAAGTCAGACGGATATCTGTTCGGAGCAAACGAACCAATTAACAATGCAGTAGGTGGAACCAATATTAGCGGTGGAGCGGATCCAGGAGCAGACGATGTCTCAGCTATTCGCGCTGCTATGGGACTGCCGGAAAAGAAATAAGGAAAGAGGTAGAAAGATATGGCGAATGCAATTACATTAAGAAAAACATATTCCACACTTCTGGATGAGGCATACAAGTTAGCATCATTAACAGCAGTGCTGGATGGACCGAATGATTTAGCTCAGGAGGGCGCAAATGCGAATGAAATCTTAATCCCGAAGATGTCTATGAGCGGATTAGCAGATTATGATAAGCAGACAGGCTATGCCTTAGGAGATGTAACGCTTGATTACGAAACAAAGAAGTGTGACTATGATCGAGGTCGTATGTTCACTGTAGATGCAATGGATAATATTGAATCTGCAGGTATCGCGTTTGGACGCCTGTCCGGCGAGTTCTTACGTACACAGGTAGTGCCGGAATTGGATACATGGAGACTTGCGAAGTATGCTGGATATGCATCAGGAAACAATGTTGTTACAGGAGCGATTGCTGATGGAAAAGCAGGTATTGCGGCAATTCGTGCGGGCAAGACTGCAATTAAGAATGCGGAGGCTAAAACAGAGACTTGCTACCTGTTTATTTCGACAACGCTGAAAGGAATGATTGATGACCTTGACACAACGGCATCAAAGAAGGCGATGGAAGACTGGGCGGGAGTAATTGAAGTACCAGCAAGCAGATTCTTTGACAAGGTTACGCTGACAAAAACGGGTGCAGGTGGATTTGCAACCACGGGAGGAAAAGCAATTGATTTCTTGATTGTGGACAAAAACGCAGCAATTCAGTATCAGAAACATACAGTTTCGAAGATTATCACTCCGGAGCAGAACCAGACAGCTGATGCATGGAAGTTCGGTTACAGAACAGTTGGTATTGCAGAAGCGAAGGACAATAAGAAAGTGGCAATCTATGTTCACAAAGCCGGAGAGTAAGGAGTGATGTCATGAATGTGACATACGAGTATTACAAGGATTCTTTTGGTGGTTCTCTGATTCCGGAGAACCGCTGGATTTCCTTGGAATTAAAAATGAGTGCAAGACTTAACCAGTATACATTTGATCGAATGAAAGAAGACAACTGGCCGGAACAAGCCAAAACAGCACTTTGTGAAATGTGCGATTGTGCATATAAGTATGAGTGGCGTGACGGAAAGACTTCGGAAAATAATGATGGCTATTCCGTGTCATATGATACGAGTAAGCCATTGAATGTGATGTTATATGAAATCGCAGGAGTGTATTTGATCAATACAGGATTAATGAGTTTGGCGGTGGATGATGATGTTAACGAATGCAACGATAACTATCTATAACCATAAGTACGATTCACTCACCCATTTCGATACCTGGCATAGAACCGTTATTGAAAATGTGCATATATATGTTAACCACAAAGCATCCGCCGGTGATTCCGGACTAAACAGTGCAGAAGTATATAAGATCCGTATTCCTACCGATGTGGAGAATGCGGATCAGTATCTTCCACCGGAAGAATATGAAAAACTGAAAGATCCGGAAGAACATTGGACTATCCAAACAGATGATCAAATTGTGCTCGGTGAGTATGATCAGGAGATTGAAAGACCAGCTGATCTGAAAGACGTACGGTTGAGACATTGCAAAGTGTTGTCCTGGTCAGATAACCGGTTCGGTGGGTTGCCACATTGGAGAATTGAAGGAGAGTAAATGGCACAGAAAAAAGAATTTCGAATTACAACCCCTCGCGGAAGTGTGTTTACTTCAGCTGATGCGAATGGAAGCGTAACGGCAAAAATAGAGTGGGCACCAGGATTTGCGCAGCGAAAGGCTGAGAGCTTTTCAAAAGCGCAAAGGCTATACATGGCGTGGACGCATGGCAATGAAAGTAATAGAGCCGCCGGCCGGAAGTGATTACAGGGTGGTGTCCGGGGAGTTAAATGCAATTCTTAAGAAGATGATAGAACCGGAATTTGGAGGATTGTATGTTGTGCCTGGTACAGACACTGGTGTTACAGTAAGTAATTATCAGTTCGACCGTTATTGTACATTACTGGAAGGTATTACAAAGATGCTGAAATCTGTAGGATATAGATTGAGTATTCGGCATAAGCGCGAGAAAGGAATCCCGGGATACGTTTTGATTGAAGCAGTACCGGTTGTAGACCATTCTGATGAGATTGAGTTGTCTAAGGATTGTGGGCTTAATTACACGATGGAAGATAAAAGAAATGGGGTAAATCATTTGATTGTGACAGGAAAAGGGGAATTGCAGAATCGAAATGTATTTCATCTCTATGTTTGGCCGGATGGCTCTTTTAAGAAAACACAGTATTATAAAGGCTTAGATGAAATCGCACAAGTGTATGAAAATACATCGACAGAGACAGATGAACTGGAAAGCCAGAGTACGAAGAAATTACAGGATTTGTGTAGTAAAAAGACATTTGGTATGGATATAGCAAAACTTGGAATCGATGTGGGCATTGGAGATATTGTTGGTGGCCGGGATTATCTTACAGGGATGTATTCAAGCAAGCCAATAGAAAATATCATCTACAGTATTACCAATAGGATAGAATCCAAAGAATACGAATTGGAAGGAGAAAATGATAATGGAGATAGTTAGTGGAAGAACCGGGAAACCCCATGTTACAAGCCAACAGTTTCGACAGATTATAGAAGGAATTATTAGTGATGAGAGTTGTATATTGCCGTCTGGAGAAAATCTGGAACCGGAGCTGGTATCCAACAATTCTCTCAAGATCCGAAGCGGAATGATGTGCCATCATGGGAATGTGTCATCTGTAAAAATCGGAACTTATGATGAGGTGGAACTTACAAATGGATCGCAGGGAATGAAGAGGATAGATCTGATTGTTAATCGGTATACAAGAAACGAAGAGGATAACACAGAAAAAAATGAATGGGTTGTAATTATGGGAACCCCTGCAGAGAGCAATCCGGTAGTTCCGGAGTATACGCAAGGAAATTTACAAAAAGGAGATCTTGTAGATGATTGCCCGGTATTCGAAGTACATTTTGATGGAATTAATATTACGGAAGTAACGAAGATGCTGGAGATTGCTCAGACAAATAAGGATTTGTCCAATAAAGTTGCTAAATTAAATAAAAATATAACATCCGTAAAATCAGTCAATAAGAATATAACTAAAATGATAGCCGGATCAAAAGTTGTAACCGCAAAAGCCAGCACATCTGTACAGGTATTGTCTAATTCTGAGATAAATAATGCGCTTGGCGTAACTAACTCTTCTAATGCAAACACAGTGGTATTAATGACTAACGGCGATGGTCTTGCTCAAAAAGTGCATGTAGAAGGCAGTACCTACTTAGACGGCGCATGGCATGCAACGTTTAATCAGAATGCTTCTAGTGGTAGCATTAGAATAAATTATGTAATATTCTATTTCGGAAAATAAGGATTATAATTCTGCGACAATGAAGCCAAGTTTGTGATAACGTCCAATATATGCAGTAGCTGTATTCGCTTGTGCTGACAGTCTTATCTCAATCGTGTTTTCGCCCTCCGGAAGAGTTATAATGTTGCTGTCAAATACCGGCACATAGCTTGTGGATGATGTTATTCCGGAACAACTATCTTTGCCGTTGACATAGACGCTCAGCCTTGCTGTCAAAGTTGTTACTTTGACAGCACCCCAGCACATTAGGATACATTTTCTGCCATGCCCTGTCGCCTTGATGCTATTAAGTGTCAGGGATGTTTTTGTACTTTTTTCGGCATCCAGATAAGTGGTATATGCGTAGGCATACTTACCAGTCATTTTTTGGCTAATTTCAGCAAGCTTATTGGACAAATCCTTATTTTACACAGAAAGGAGATATACATAATTATGAAAATTACATTCAATGATGCAACAGAGTTGATCATCCAGTCAGCGAGCACCCGGCCGGACGGGAGCCTGCTGATCAAAACAATATCAGACACTGAAGAGAATCTAAAGACAATCTTTCAGGATGGCATGAAGACCAAGAAGATGATCATAAAAGAAAGAGAATCTACGATTGGCACTTATGAGAATTACACGGAACTTGAGGGAATCATGAGATACACAGCAGGAATCCTAGGAGTTGTATTACATAAAGTTGGAAAGTCGCAGCTAGAGCGAATTGATGCACTCGAGGTAACTACGGACGACATCGTATTAATGATGGCGGATTTAATAGGAGGACAAGAATAATGAAAACTTTAAACACACTGAAAATGAAAATAATGGTAAGAGCGTTTAGAATCCGCATTGAGAATGGGGAAAAAATAGAAGACATTGCGGCTGATTATCCGGCATTAACAACCGATGACCTGGAAGCAATCAAAGAAGCGTTGAATATCAACTAAGCATTGGCAGTGTTTTCACATTTATGGTATAATTCCACTATAAATGTATGAGGAGGAAATGCTATGAGTATTGTAGAAATAGGTAAAGGAAGCGACAGAATTGAGATGCTTGGATATGATTTGCTGACAGTAATATCCGAAGGGAAAACAGAAAGTGTAGATGTAGTAATAAAACACTTAGGAGACGCTGATTTAGTACATTATTTGATTGATAAATATAAAGATTTTTTCAGCCTTGCATATGAAGGGTGTCCATATAATTTAGACGAATGGGAAAAGGTTTTTGAACAATATTCATATCTTACCTTCGGACATGATGTGAGTAGGAAAATGGGACTTTGTAATCAAGAAAAAGATGGACTGCTTGTTGTTATGAATATTATTTTGCAAGAAATATCTGAAAGAAAATACAAATAATTATTTACCAACCATCAATACGGTGGTTGGTATTTTTATTATAAAAACCGAGGTGGTTATATGGAAATCAGAGCAAGACCGTAAGGTCTTATTTTTATAATAAAAAATAAGAAAGAGTGAGGTATATGAAGAAAATGGATAAAATTTTTAATTGGATCAGCATAATGTTCGGTCTGATCGGCGGCGTTATGTCATACTGGCTCGGCGGATGGGATGTGCTTTTGAAGACAATCGTATTCCTGGCAGTAGTGGATTACATAACGGGAGTCATCAAAGGTATTTATACGAAAAAGCTGTCATCGGAAACAGGGTTCAAGGGATTACTGAAAAAGATTGTAATGTTTATTGTGATTGCAGTGTCTTTTTCCATTCAGGAATTGATTGGAAATACAATTCCGTTAAGAGAAGTTGTGATTATGTTCTATATTTGCAATGAGGCACTGAGCTTATTGGAAAATGCGGCAGTATTTGTACCAATCCCAGACAAGCTGAAAGACGTATTAATACAGTTAAGAGATAAAGATACAGAAGAGGATATAGAGGGCGAATAA